ACTAAGAAGGACGAGGAATAATCTCATGGCTGTATTTCTAAATAACAATGTAGGTGTGAAGATTAACTCTGTCGATCTTTCAGACCATGTAACAGCAGTAACAATCAACCGCGTTTTTGATGAGCTAGAAGTTACCGCAATGGGTGACACAGCACACAAGTTCGTAAAAGGTCTAGAGTCATCAACAGTAACAATCGATTTCCTAAATGACACAGCAGCGACAAATGTATTGGCAACACTACAAGCTGCATGGGGAACGACTGTCACAGCAGTATTCTTACAGACAAAGGGAACAGTAGTCTCAGCGACTAACCCTCTTTACACTGTTTCATTGCTAGTCAATAACACAACAGACATCAATGGTGCTGTTGGAGACATTGGCACACAATCAATTACATTTACTGCTAACTCAACAGTTGCAGTAGCAACTTCAGGCACATTCTAAAAAACTAACAAAGGGGCAAACCATGGCAAAACTAAAGATCGTTCGACAAGACGGAAGCGTTATCGAAGGCGAAATTACTCCAGCAGTGGAGTACGCCTTCGAGTTACACACCAAGATGGGTTTTCATCGTGCCTTTAGGCAGGAGGAAAAACAATCGGATGTCTATTGGTTAGCTTGGGAAATTACACGCAGGTCAGGTGAAACTGTTAAGCCTTTCGGAATGGATTTCATTGAGACACTAAAAAGTGTCGAGGTGCTTGATTCAGACCCTTTAGCTTAAAGCGCGATCTTCCATTCACCTATCTAATCGCTAGGCTAAGCATTAGATTGGGAAGCGTTGAACTTCGTAGAGCTCTCCGGACTTTTGCACCTGATCTAGCAAAAGAAACTCAGAAGGAAATTAAGGTAGCCATTACGCCTATTTCTAAAGCTGCTAGAGGCTATGTTCCAGATCGTGGAGAAGTGCTAAGCGGATGGCTACCTCGTCAGATGTCTGAGGCAACATTCCCTGCCTTTAATCCTGCTGAAGTCAAATCTAAAATTGGTTTTAAGACAAGCCCATCAAAGGCTAACTCCAGAGGATTTAGATCCCTTGCTCAAGTGTTTAACAAAAGCCGAGCAGGTTCAATATACGAACGCATGGGCAAGAAAAGCCCAGAGAGTCGATTCGTCCTTAATCAAGATGGCAAGTTTCGTGCCCCTCTTAAGGGTAAGGATCGCATGCAAGGTCGCTTGCTTTATCGTGCCTATGATGAGAATAATGGCAAGGCTAGAGAAGGTGTGCTCAAAGCTGTTTCAACAGCAGCCACTAAACTTAATCAACGAGCAACAGTGAGAGGCTAATCATGGCTAATGTAATTATTGACATTGCTGCCGAGTTCACTGGCAAGAAGGGCTTCAAGCAAGCCGAGACAGCAACAGACAAGATGGAGAAGAATGTCAAGAAATTGGCAGGGGCTCTAGGTCTTGCCTTTAGCGGCCAGCAGATTCTTGCTTTCGGTAAGGCTTCCATCAAGGCAGCAGCAGAAGATGAGAAGGCACAAAAGCAATTAGCTCTAGCTCTTAAAAATGTTGGACTTAGTAGAGATGCTGCATCCTCTGAGGATTACATCCAGAGACTACAAAGCGAATTTGGCATTCTCGATGACAAGTTGCGCCCTGCCTATCAGACACTAGCGGTAGCAACACGCGATACTAATAAAGCACAGCAACTTCTAAACCTTTCGCTAGATATCTCGGCATCAACTGGCAAGGACTTATCTAGCGTTACAGCGGCATTAAGTCGTGCATTTTTGGGAAACAATACTGCATTAGGCAAGCTCGGTGTAGGTATCTCTAAGGCTGACCTAAAGGCTGGCAAGTTCGAGAATATTATTTCCCAACTGGAAACCACATTTGCAGGCTCTGCAACACAGGCTGCTAATACCTTTCAAGGCTCAATCGATAAGTTAGGCGTTGCATCGGCTAATGTGCAGGAGATTATCGGTGAAGGCTTAATTGATGCTATTAGATCTTTAAGCGATGAAGACACTGTAGATAATTTAGCCGTCCAGATGCAGAGCGTTGCTGTTTACACAGCAGATGTTATTCGTGGCATTGGTGTAATGGTTGGTTATATACAAAATGTAGTCGAACAAGTAAACAAGATCCCCGGGCTTAGCAAAATTATGGAACTTGTTTTGTCCACCAATCCTATATTTGGAGCAATAGCAACCTTAAACAAACTAGGTGCAGCAACTAGATCCACGGCTGGCATTGAGGCTCAAGGCTTGGCAGACCTAGCCAGATTACAAGCTGAGTATGTTGTTAAGACTTTAGAGGCTAAGAAGAAGCTTACAGCAACGGAAATAGCAGCATTAAAGGCTGCTAGATTAAAACTGGCTATTGATAAGGCGCAACTGGCTCTAAATAAGGGCAACGATGTCTTTGACATGGACAAGATCCAGAATGCAGCAGCTCTTAAGAATCAAGCCGAGCAACTAGCCAAGTCCACCACTGACACACAAAGACTCCAGATCGCTAATGACACTGCTCGCCTAAATGTAAAGCAATCTATTTCAAATCTTGAGGATGCTATTGCTGCTAAGGATGAGGCAGCCATCGTTAAAGCAACCGAGAAGCTAAATGCTGACCTTAAGATACTCGGTGCTCTTACTAACCAAGACTTAAAGCTAAAAGATATTAAATCAATCCTTGAAGGTCTTAAGCCAGCCGATCTAATCAATTTAGGCAACCTAGATGCAGCACTTGCCAAAATCCGAGAGATGCTTGACTTGCTGTCTAAAGCGAATACCGAAAGTAAAGCAAAGATACCGACAAGCGGATCACTAGGTTCAGGCATTCCAGCAGGAGACTTCATCGCGCCTATCTCAACAGCAGGCGGATCTATTGGGGCTATTCTTGAATATGCAGATGCAGCCTCGGCTCGTGCTAATGCTTTTGCAGATTTACTTGACATGCAAAATAAAGCAGATGCTTTAGCTTTGATTGATTACCAGCGTTCAATAGGTGACTTTGGTGGTTACAGCCCTAGCATGAACACAGGACGAGGTTATGGTGCAGGTAATTCGGGCGGTAACACGATCATCGTAAACACAGGCGTGGGAGACCCTAACGCTATTGCAGAAGCCATTGACAATGTGCTTCGTGAAGCCCGTGACCGAGGAACGCTAACAATCGCATGACATGGATTCCAGAGTGGCGCGTAACAGTAGGTGATGATGTCTATACGACTGTCACCTCTGTGTCGTTTGCATCTGGTCGCTTAGACATTGATCGCCAACCTACAGCAGGTTACTGCCAAGTAGAGATTATTAACACAGACAATTCGCCTTTTACCATTAATGTTACAGAGCCAATTACTTTAGAGCTTAAGAACTCCAGTGGCACTTATGTAACTGTATTCGGTGGAGAAGTATCAGACTTTAATGTTGGCGTGCGTAGCCCAGAAGAAACTGGCTACATAACCACAGGAAAGATCCTAGGCATTGGCTCACTGGCTAAATTGACTAAGGCTGTCTATAATACAGCTCTTGTAGAAGAATTAGATGGCGAGCAGATTGCAGACATCTTAGGTGCAGCTCTTAACCTGTCATGGGCAGAGGTCACACCGACTGTTACATGGGATACATATCCAGCCACACAGACATGGATAGATGCAGAATCATCTATCGGCACTATTGACACAGGCTTCTACACAATGATCGCCCTTGCAGCCAGTGCTACTGCAAAGTCGCAGACATTGGCAGATCAGATTGCTAACAGCGCACTGGGTCAGCTTTTCGAGGAAAAAGATGGGGATGTCTCATATAATGATGCCGATCACAGATCTAACTACCTCGCAGCAAACGGCTTTACTAACCTCGATGGCGCATATGCAACACCAAGCTCTATCACCTCAACAACTCAGGTTGCTCGTATCCGTAACAGCCTTATCTACAAATACGGCACAGGATACGGATCTACCTACAGTACCTCTGATACAGACTCCATAGCCTCTTACGGCCTGTTTGAGCGGTCAGTTGAATCTAACATTAAGAACCTTGCAGACATCACCGACATCGCCTCTAGAGAGCTTAAACTGCGTGCTACGCCACGGGCATCGCTAGGTGCTATTCGCTTTCGTCTAGATAATCCAGACATGCCGAGTGCAATGCTTGACAGCCTTATCGGGGTCTTTTTTGGTCAGCCTGTACTCATTAACAATTTGCCTAGCAATTTACTCGGTGGCACTTTTGACGGCTTTGTTGAGAATGTGGCACTTAATGCCACCCCTACTTATGTGGACATAACTCTCTATGTTTCAGCTACAGATTTCTCATTATCTACAACTCAATGGGAAACAGTATTGCCAGCCTCATTAGATTGGGATGGCGTAAATGCTATACTAACTTGGACAAACGCGACAGGAGCTTTAACCTAATGGCACTATCACCGAACTATGGATGGGCTGAGCCAGATAACTCAAGCCTAGTAAAGAATGGCGCACAGGACATCCGCGCATTAGGCGATGCCATTGACACATCACTATGGAATGTTGGCTATGGTCAAGCTGGCAAGAATAAGCTGATCAATGGTGATTTCAACATCAATCAAAGATCCTTTACATCTAGCACTACAGATGGCGCATACGGCTTTGATCGTTGGCTCATGGAAGCATCAGGCGGTGCAACATACTCAGCACAGACTTTTACTGCTGGAGCAGCACCTGTTGCAGGTTATGAGTCTAAGAACTTTGCTCGCATTGTAACGACAGGTCAATCAGGCGCAGGTGTTTACACATTACTAGAACAAAAGATTGAAGATGTTCGTACTTTTGCAGGTCAGCCTGTAACTGTGTCATTGTGGGCTAAAGCTGCATCTGCTGGAGCCAAGATTGGTTTAGAACTTTCGCAATCATTTGGTTCAGGTGGATCAGCTCAAGTTAATACTGCATTGGGTGCAGTTACTTTGACAACATCTTGGGAGCGTTATTCTTTATCTGTCACTATACCTTCGATATCAGGTAAAACAATCGGTACAGCCGACTCACTGACTTTAGGTTTATGGACATCTGCGGGAACTACTTTTGCAACACGAGCTTCGAGCATTGGAATCCAAACTGCAACGATTGACATCTGGGGTGTGCAAGTGGAGTACGGCTCAAAGGCAACTCCATTCGAGACTGCAACGGGAACACTGCAAGGAGAATTAGCCGCTTGCCAGAGGTACTATCAAAGATTTGATGTTGGGGCTAATGGATTGACTGGTTTCTTTGGAACTGCTTACTCTACTACAGCAGCAGCACTTATCAGAGATTTAGCAGTTCCTTTACGGACAACACAAATAACTGTAGATTATTCAAACATTAGACTTTATGATATTGCGACCAATTTTACGATAACAAGTTTGGTCGGTTGGGCATCATCTGAAAATCACACTTCGGCGTTGCTCGCAACTGGAGCAAGCGGATTAACTCAATATCGTTTGTATTATGCAAGCCCACAAAGCAGCGCTGGATTTATTGCGATTGGAGCAGAACTATAATGGAGAGTGTTGAATTCATTGATGTCGAATTGCCAGATGGAACAAGTCAGACTTACGCTATTATTGACAGAGGCAACAACGAGTTTACCTCAATGCCTAAGTCTGTCTATGATGAATTAAAGGCTAATGAAGCCAAGACTGTCTAAGGCAGCGATACAGCTACGCGAACAGTTCGATGATTCGTTCCCAGATCGTGACCGCACATCGGATGGTTGGATCGGTGATACCAGACACGCTGCTCGCAAGTCAGATCATAA